GATGCCTATCCGGCCTCGGCCGATGAGGAAGGCGATCCGGTCAGTCTGGCCGAAGCGCGCTCTTTGACCTTCGCCCATCGGCGCAAGGTGTTTCTGGTGTCTACGCCAACGGTGAAAGGGGTAAGCCGGATCGAACGGGAATTCGAGGCCTCTGACCAGAGGCGGTATTTCGTGCCATGCCCGCACTGCGGCGCGCAGCAATGGCTGAAGTTCGAACGGCTGCGTTGGAAGAAAGGGCAACCAGAAACGGCGGCGTACAATTGCGAGGCTTGCGAGCAACCGATTGCCGAGCACCACAAGACGGCGATGCTGGAAGCAGGCGAATGGCGGGCGACGGCAGAAAGTGCGGATCCGACGACGGTTGGGTATCACCTTTCGGCACTCTATTCGCCGGTCGGCTGGCTGAGTTGGGAACGGATTGCGCGGAGCTGGGAGGCAGCCCAAGGATCTGACGATGCCATCCGTGCCTTCAAAAACACCATCCTCGGGGAAACCTGGGTGGAGAGCGGCGAAGCGCCAGACTGGCAGCGGCTGCTCGATCGCAAGGAAGATTGGGCGGCCGGCACCGTGCCCGCGAACGCTTTGTTCCTGACGGCCGGTGCGGATGTGCAAAAAGACCGGATCGAGGTGGATGTCTGGGCCTGGGGTCGCGGGCTGGAAAGCTGGTTGATCGACCACATTGTTATCGAAGGTGGACCCGGATCGGAGGCTTGCTGGAATGGGTTGACGGATTTGCTCGGGCGCACATGGCAACATGCCAACGGCAGCCAGATGACCATCGCACGGCTGGCCATCGATACCGGTTATGAAACCCCGGCGGTTTATGGCTGGGCGCGCAAGGTCGGCTTTGGGCAGGTGGCACCGGTCAAGGGGGTGGAAGGGTTCAACCGCGCCAGCCCTGTCTCGGGGCCGACTTTCGTGGATGCGACCATCGCCGGTAAACGCCTGCGCCGTGGCGCGCGGCTCTGGACCGTAGCGGTCTCGACCTTCAAATCCGAGACCTACCGGTTCTTGCGCCTTGAACGGCCAACGCCCGAGGAAATGGCCGCTGGTGCATTGTTCCCGCCGGGAACATTGCACCTGCCGGGCTGGATCGACAGCGAATGGCTGAAGCAGCTCGTCGCCGAGCAATTGGTGACGGTGAGGAACAAGCGCGGTTTCGCCCGGCTCGAATGGCAGAAACTGCGCGAACGCAACGAGGCGCTCGATTGCCGGGTTTATGCCCGCGCGGCCGCGTGGATCCTCGGGGCCGACCGCTGGTCGGAAAAGCAATGGGATGAACTGGAACGTCAGGTGGCGACTCCCGGTGCTGAAACCGGTACCGGAATCGTGAAAGTCACACGGCAAAGCCGCCCCGCAAACCAGCGCCGATCCGTGCGCTCGAATTACATGAGGTGAATGTGGCCACATTGGCAGAACTGCAAACCCGCCGCGAGGCGCTGGCGACATCACGCGCCAGCGGTGTGGCCCGGGTCAGCTATGACGGCAAAACGGTGGAATACCGTAGCCTGGCTGAAATAGACCGCGCCATCGATGTGCTGGACCGTGAAATCGCCGCTTTGGAAGGTCGCAGGGTGATCCGGCAGGTGCGCGTGTCCACAAGCAAGGGATTGTAATGGGTTTGTTTGATGCTTTTCGCCGCCGGGGAACCGGCGGCCCCACAAGCGTGCGCGCCCGTCTCGAAGGGGCGATGTCTCGCCGTCGCCTGCAGGGCTGGCAGCCGCCTTTGGAAAACATCAACTCGCTGGTGGCCTCGGGCGGGCCGCGTCTGCTGGCACGCTCGCGCGAACTGGTCGTCACCAACGGCTACGCCGCCAATGCCTGCGAGGCTTACGCGGCCAATCTGGTCGGGGACGGCATCAAACCCTCGTCCCTGATCGAGGACGGGGAACTACGGGACCGGGTTCAACGCCTGTGGCTCGCCTGGACTGATCAGGCTGATGCCGACGGGCTGACGGACTTTTACGGGCTGCAGGCAATGATTGCGCGGGAGATGTTCGTGGCGGGTGAATGCTTCGTGCGCATCCGGCCGCGTCGTGCCGAAGACGGGTTGCTGGTGCCGATGCAGTTGCAACTACTGCAATCGGAAATGCTCCCCTTTGAGAAAACCGAAACCGCCCCCAATGGCAACCGTATCCGCTGCGGCATCGAGTTCGATCTGATCGGCCGCCGCGTCGCCTACCATTTCCGCCGCCGCCATCCCGGCGACAGCACGGACAGGCGGGAGGTGATTCCGGACACAACGCGGGTGCCTGCCGAGGACGTCCTGCACATCTACCGCCCCATCGACGCGGGGCAAATACGCGGCCTGCCGCATGTGGCCCCGGCCATGGTGCGGCTGTTCCTGCTGGATCAATACGATGACGCAGGGCTTGATCGCAAGAAAACCGCTGCGATGTTTGCAGGTTTCATCACCAAGAACGCGCCCGAAGAAGCTTTGATGGGGGAAGTGGAAGACACCGGTGAGGGCATCGGTATTGCCAGTCTGGAGCCCGGCACCTTGCAGGTTCTGCTGCCCGGCGAGGACATCAAATTCTCCAGCCCTGCCGATGTGGGTGGCGGTTATGAGGCGTTTCAATATCGCACCTTGCTGGCAATCTCGGCCTCGCTTGGCTTGCCCTATCATCTAGTCACCGGCGATGTGCGCCAGGCCAATTACTCGAGTCTCAGGGCCGAATTGGTCGAGTTCCGCCGCCGCATCGGCCAGCTTCAGCATGGCGTCATGGCGCACCAGTTCTGTCGGCCGGTATGGCAACGCTGGCTGGAGGCGGTGGTGCTGTCGGGCGCGCTGGAATTGCCTGATATGGCCAAGGCCAAGCCGGTGCACTGGATCCCGCCACGCTGGGATTGGGTCGATCCGCTGAAAGACATTCAGGCGCAATTGCTGGGTATCAATGCTGGACTGGTGTCGCGGCGCAAAGCGGTCGAGGCCACCGGTTACGACATCGAGGAAATCGATCGCGAGAATGCGGCGGATACCGAGCGCGCTGCTGCTCTGGGCCTGCATTACAGCACCAGCCCCAGTGAAACGCAGGGTGAGCGGGCGACGCCCGTGAAACCGGCGGACAACGAAGAACAGCCTTAACAGAAAAAGGAACCACCATGAAAAACTGGTATTCGATCTGCGCCCTGAATGATGGTGCGGAAATCTCGATCTATGACGAAATCGGCGCATACGGCGTCTCAGCCAAGGCGTTTCTCGCCGACCTTGGCAAGCTGCCAGACAAGGCCCCGCTGACGCTCAGGCTCAACAGCCCGGGCGGTTCTGTGTTCGATGCGGTGGCGATTTACAATGCCCTGCAACGCCACGCGGGCACGGTCACCGTGAGCATCGACGGCATTGCCGCGTCGGCCGCCTCCTACATTGCCATGGCGGGTGACGAAATCATCATGCCGGAAAACGCCTTTCTGATGATCCATGACCCGTCCGGCATGGTGATGGGTACGGCGGCCGACATGCGGTCCATGGCCGATGCACTCGACAAGATCGGTGCCAGCCTGCTGCGCGGCTATGCGGCGAAATCCGGCAAGGCGGAAAAAGACATCGCGAAGCTGATGGCCAAGGAAACCTGGTTGGATGCAAGTGAGGCGCTGGAGATGGGCTTTGCCGACACGATGTCCGAGCCGGTCAAAATCGCTGCCAGCTTTGATGTGAGCCGGTTCCAGAATACGCCGCCGGAAATTGTGGAGGCGGTGAAGGCTGCCGATGAGCCAGTAGTGGTGATCACTGAACCCGAACCAAATCCTGAACCAGCGGCCAAGCCAAACCCCGATCCGGACCCCGCGGCCATCCGCAGCGAGGCCATGACCTATGCCAAAACTGTCGTCGATCTCTGTCGTCTTGCCGGGCAACCGCAAATGGCTGCGGGCTTTCTCAACTCCGAAACCAGCCTCGAGGATATCCGCAAGGCCCTGATCGACGCTCGCGCCGCCGATGACCCCTACATTTTCTCAACCCACCCGCAACCGGGACCCGCGCCGCAGGCCAAACCCTGGGGCGATGTGATCGCCCGCACATTCAAAAACATGGGCAAAAACATGGCAAACACAAAGGATAATCAACCATGACCACTTTGACCGAAACCCGCCACGCAGGCGGCTTTATTGTTTGGGAGGCCGCGCGCGATTATTGCCGCGAGGTCGTCACCATCGCCACCGGCGGGGCAACCCCGTTCTGGAACCCGGCACCGTGCTGGGCAAGATCACCGCATCGGGCAAATACGCCGCTCATGATCCGGCGGCTCTCGATGGCACCGAGACCGCCGTCGCCGTGCTCTGGGGCAAGGTGGATGCCACCGCGGCCGATGTGGATGCGGTTGTGCTGCTGCGTGGCCCGGCCATCGTCAACAGCAACGATCTGGTATTCACCGGCACGCCCACGGCACCGGAAATCACCGCCGCCCATACGGCGCTCGCCGCTGTTGGCATCCTCACCCGCTAATTCCATTACGAAAGGAGGCCACCCATGGCCACCATGGATATCTTCGAGACCGACTCCTTTTCTGTCATCGAACTCACTCGCGCGCTTGAAAACATCCCGTTCAAGCCCGCAACCCTCTCGGGCTCCGGCCTGTTCTCCGATCGCGGGGTGCGCAGCCGCACCGTTGTTATTGAGAGCCGCGACGGCACCCTGTCGCTGATCCCGTTCTCCGAACGCGGCTCGGCCCATGACCAACAGGTACCCGAGCGCCGCGACGTGCGGGCCTTCGTTTGCCGTCAGTTCAAAAAGCAGGACGTGCTCTGGGCGTCCGAGATTCAGGGCATCCGCGCCTTTGGCACCGACTCTGAGACCCAGCAAATTCAGGCCGAGGTCGCCCGCCGCCTGCGCCGGTTGCGCACTGACGCCGAAGCGACGTTCGAATACCACCTTCTGAACGGCATTCAGGGCAAGGTGCTGGACCCAAAGGACGGGGTCACGGTGATCGATTACTTCACCGAGTTTGCCATCACCCCGGCGAGCGAGGTGGATTTTGATCTCGATAACAACTCTCCCGGCTCCGGTGCGCTGCGCAAACGCTGCCAGGCGCTGATCGAAAGCGTCGAGGACACCCTTGGCGGCCTTTCCACCGGTGCCGTGCAGCTGCGTGCCGAATGTGGCTCGGCCTTCTTTGCCGATCTGGTGGCCCACAAGGAAGTGCGCGAGACCTATCTCAACACCGCTGCGGCCGCCGATCTGCGTAGCCGGGTATCGGACGAGGTCAGCTTTGGCGGCATCAACTTCCGCCGCTACCGCGGCAATGCAGCCTTCGGGGTGCCGGTCGACAAGGCGTTCTTCTATCCCGAAGGCGTCGAGGGGTTGTTTGAAATCTACTACGCCCCGGCGGATACCTTCGAGACCGTCAACACCCTCGGCCTGCCGCTCTACGCCCGTTCGATCCCGGACCGGGATCGTGACGAATGGGTGCGCCTCGAGATCGAAAGCAACCCGCTGCCGATCTGCACCCGCCCGCAGGTTCTGCGCTCGGGACGGCGGACCTGATGAACGCTCTCAGTATCGGCATGGACGCGCTGTTCGCGGACGACAATATCGCCAGCGATGCCATCTACACGGCCGGGGTCGGTTCGCCGGTTCTCGTCCGTGTGGTGGCACGCCGTGCCGACAACATCACCGGATTTGGCACGGCAAAACTCTGGTCGGAAACCCAGCGGTTCGATTTGCGGGTCAGCGAAGTCGCAACGCCTCGACCCGGTGATCGGCTGGAAATCGCTGGCGAGGCGTTTCTCATTCAGGGCGAGCCCGTGCGCGATGCGGAACGATTGATCTGGACCATCGATGTGTTTCCGGCGTAAAATGGGTCTCGCGCGAGAGGTGCTATCGTCCATTCTGGAGGGGTAGATGGAAAACAATTGGAGTCGCCTGAACCACCTGCAAATCGGCCGATACGCCGAATACTTCACCAAGATGCAGTTCGTTCTGTTAGGCCTCGACGTCTACTCGGCCGAGGTCGACGACCGGGGGATTGATTTTGTGGTCAGGCAGGAGCCGGACAGGTATTGGGATGTACAGGTTAAGTCCGTACGGAATCTCAACTATGTGTTCGTTCGAAAGGACGTCTTCCGACTCCGGCCTAACCTATTGCTTGCCCTCACCCTATTCGAGGATGGCCACGCACCTGATCAGTACCTTATCCCAGCGTCACGTTGGGCGGAACCGGACGGACTCTTCGTCGACCGAGAGTATGAAGGAAGGGTCAGCAAGCCGGAGTACGGCCTGAACCTCTCTCAAAAGCAGATTCCGCAACTGGAGCCTTTCCACTTCAAGCATGCCGCTGTCAACATCTTCGGCATGGGCTTCGATCGCAACTGATGTCCCTGCACTAACTTTGATGAAACTGAAACTCGACATCGATCCCGACATCGCCGCGACGATGCAAGCGGAGTCGCTGGCGGGTGAGCGCGCGGTCACCGCCGCCATGCGCCAGGCGGGCAGTGATCTGAAGGCCGGTTGGCGAGGCCAAATTACCGGTGCCGGTCTCGGGCAACGGCTGGCCCGCAGCATTCGCAACAAAACCTATCCTGAACGGGGTGAAAGTCTGGATGCGGCAGCCTTCATCTGGTCGAAGGCCCCGAAGATCATTCACGCCCATGACAAGGGGGTGTCGATCCGCTCGAAGAACGGGTTTTATCTGGCCATTCCGACCGAAGCCGCCGGTAAGGGGCGCGGTGGTGCACGCCTAACGCCGGGAGAATGGGAGCAGCGTCGCGGCATGCGGTTGCGGTTCATTTATCGGAGAGGCGGGCCGAGTTTGTTGGTTGCCGAAAAGGCGCGGATCAATACGCGGGGGACTGCGGTGGCCTCACGATCGAAAACCGGTCGCGGGCAAGTCACCGCCCCGATCTTCTTGCTGGTGCCGCAGGTCAAACTGCGCAAGCGCCTCGATTTGGCGCGGGATGCGGAGAGGGTTGCAGGGGCTGTGCCGGGGTTAATTGTGGCGAAATGGGTGGAGGGGTAAGCACGTTTCGCGGTATGTTACAAATACTCGATATCCGCCCGCGCCAATGCCGCCAATTTCGGCATACCGTTTTTAATCAGGTCCATCAGGAATTCGGAGCGGGTGAATGGTGGATTATCATAGCGCTGCCGGACCTGCTTTAGAACCCGCACGCCGCTCTTGGGAAACAGATCATAGGTGTTGGCCAGAAAATCATCGGCTCCGAGCGTTTCAATGCCATATTCCTCAAGCGTATCGGCCGGGAAATCCTTGTGGTTTTCCGTCACGATAATCTGGGCAGAGCATTTGATGGCGGCGGCCAGAACATGACGGTCATCTTCATCCGGAAGCGTCAGGCCCGGGATGAGGAGCGCATGTCCGGTGACAAGGCAGTCATCAAATGCAGCGTGAATTGCCGCCTCTTGCTGGCGAACGCTGTCCTCCAGCTGTGGTTTGTTCCGGATCAGGTTGCGGGTCCATTCATCGAGGATTTCATCGGTGAACCGCGCCCTGAACAGGCCCGCCTGTGCAAAGCTGAACAGCACATCGCGCGTCCGGAATGGGTAGAGGACATTGGCATCAAGAATGACAACAAACGGATTGGCAACAAA